GGCTCACCCGGGTTTCTGGAGCCTATCAGCGAAGAGGAGTATGAGGAAACGCGCAACAAGAACCAGCTAAACAAGTTCCATGACGTCCTGCCAGTTTACGACATCCACAATTATGATGATCGTCGGGGCTTCATGAAGCGCGAAGTACTTGCTGACCCAACAAAAGCCGGCCGCGGAATTTGTACATTCCCCCCAGAATCACAGGCACTCGGCGGCCGTATCGCATTAGCTTATGCGGCTGCCATGAAAGCCTGCAAATGGATGGGTTGCGGCCTCAACCCTGCAGAGACAACCCAAGCGGTTGTGAGAGTCTGCTTCGGTAAAAAGAAGATCACCGGACACGACTTCAGCGCACAAGACGCCACCATAGATGAGAACAAAAGGTGCGTCGAACTGCTGCTACTCTTACAACTCTTTGATCTCATGTGGCATGCCCTGATCCAGGAATGGCATTACACTGACTACTGCGGGCGGGTATTGTACGGCGACCCTGGAACTCAACAAGAGGCTCACGAGTTCGAAGGCTCGAGGGGAAGCGGAAGCCCTTTCACTACACTAGGCAACACACCACTTACAGGGTTGTTCGCCTACGTCGCTCTACGCCTCTCGGGTCAATTACCACCCGATGCGTGGGCGAACCTCGGCACTTACTCCGGAGACGACGGACTAACTGCCGACCTACCTCCCGAATATTGCGTCCAAGCCGCCGAGGCTCTAGGCTTCCTTGTCAAGACCACGGTCCGCTGTAAATTCATTCCTTATCTTGGACGCGACTACTTCGACCCCATTGGTGGCAGCACCTCCAGCATCCAGTCACCGCTCCGAACAGCTTCAAAGCTCCACACCACGCTCCTCAACACCGAGGGCGAGTTCACCGCTGAGGAAACCATGATCATGAAAGCCATCTGCCTTCAGGTTACGGATAAACACAGCGACTTCTTTGGGCCCTGGTCCAAGAAAATACTCGAAGAAGCTGGGAAGAAGCAAGCGAACAGCATCCAAAACCTCAAAACCAAGGTACTCAAATACCCTGGACTCCACCCGTATTTCGCCATCACAGCTCTGAAAACCCAGGAAACGTTCCACAACAACCCTGGCGATTTTGACGAGCTGTTCGAAGAGCAAATGCCCGGTTTCGACTGGAGCACCTTCAACGATTGGCTTAAGAACGGCGAAGGCCCATGTCCAGTGCTCTGGGAGCACC